CTTTCTTCAGCCATTTGCTTTTTTAATTTCTTCAATTAAAGAAACGTATTGCATTAAATTAATAATATCATCACCTTTTACAGGTGCTTTCTTGTCTAACTCAACTAATAACGAAGCAACTTCATTTAATTTAATTTGGGTTACTTGATTAGAAACAGATTCATTTAATTCTGTTAATGTAGACTTGAATTCGTTAATCTTTGTATTGTAGAAATTCTTAAGCGTAGCTGTTGAGTCAACTGAATTGATAAATTCTTTTAAGATTTCTTTTTGAGATAGGTGTAATGACTCATACTTACCATTGAATTTTTCTAGTAATACCTTATAAGTAAGAATTCTAGTATCTTTATCGTAAGTTTTAAATTCTTCAACTACACTTTGTTTAATTTGAGCTTCATTAGCTTGTGAGGCACATAAATGCTCTAAAAGAGTAACTTTATTAGATACAATTTGAGAAGTATTAGTTATCTCTTGAGAATTTTCGGCTTCAACTAATGTATAAAAAGCAGCGTATGCTTTATAGTGTGGAATTTTATGAGAAAAGAATCCGTTAGTGTCATATGATTCTTTAATTTCTTTAATTAAATTATATCTTTCTCTTTTAAGAGTAGTTCTATTTAATTTTTTAGAAGATTCTAAAAGGGTTTGAACTAATAGACTCGCTCTAGATTCTACTAATTGTGTATTTTTAGTAAGAGATTCATAAAGTTTTAATTCTTTATTTAATTCTCCTTTACTAAAATATTTTTTAATGATACCCAATGCTGCTGACTCTGTTGAGTTAAGAGTATCAGCCGTTACTTGGCGAACAAGTAATTCGAAAAGGATACCAGTATTTTTAAACTTTGAATGTTTAATTTCCATTCTCAAATTGTTTAATTATAAATATATGAGGATATATTACTCTTTAATTTTTGATTCATCTAGTAGTGATTCCTTGCGTTTATCCGCTGTGTACACTAACTCTTTCCCTAAGGATTCAATCAATTGTTTATTTTTAGCATATACCGTTTTAGCATTCTCTAAAGTTGGTTGACTACTACGTGTTGGGTTGTTGTAATCATCTTTCATACCAGCAGCACCTAATCTATCTTTACCAAAGTTATCAGCTTGGGTATTGCGAGTAGTTGCTTTTTCTTGTGGTCTTCCTAAATCAGATTTTTCATTGTAACCATCAGGTACATTTCCAGGGTCTGATTCCATTCTACCTTGACCATATAGTGAAGCTAAATCGTGTGGGGTACCGTATGATTTACCTGTCTCTAACGGGTCATTACCTTCAGCCTCAATTTGTGCTCTTCTAAACTTACGTTTTTGGTCCTGGATAATTAATTCTCTATACTCATCGTATTGGTCTTCGCTTAAGTGGAAGATATTATCATAAATCCAATCAGTAGGAAGTAAATTATTCTCAGCAATAGAATTAGCTAATGTTACTTTTTCAGTTAACAATGCAATTCTTTCTTGATCGTAAATGATTGAAGGTGTAGTTAATGATAATTCAAAATTTACTAACTGCTCATCTGTAAACCCTTGAGAATACAAGTGAACTAAAGCAATTTTGTATAATTCAGATACTACAATACGTTGAATTCTTTCTACTGTGCGAGCAAAACGGATATCTTGGGCAGCTAATGTAGCTTTACCATCTGTGTTTTCATCATAACCCATAAATGCTTTTGGCACTTTAAGAGCAGCAAATAGTTTATCTCTTAAATACTCAACATCAGTAATACCATCATATTGTAGTCCTGGGGTAGTATCGATTTTTGTAGCGCTGTCATTACCTCTAACAGGGATGTAGAAGTCTTCAAGCATGTTTTGTACGTTGTATTTTAAGTTATACTCACCTGTTTTTTCATCCATGTGGGGAGTACGCTTCATTGTAGAAATTGTTTTCTGCATGAAGTTTTCTACTTCATTAGGTGGGATACCACCTACATTCATATAGAAAATACGTTTTTCTGGGGCGCGAACAATTCTATGAATCAACATTGCATCTTCCATTAACGTATATTGCTTAAACAATTTACGACCAGGTTCGATGTAAGAACGTCCGTAAGGTAAGTAATTTAAATCTGATATTAATCTAAAGTGGGCTACTTCGTAATTATCAAATGTTACTTGGTTTTGGTTTTCTTGGTTTGGAGAATAGTAATAACCTGAGCTACCACCAAAATATCCTTCAGGGTTATAATTAAATATTACTTTAGTTGGGTGTTCAGGATCAAAGTTTTCTTTACGCTCAATATGATATGCTGAATAAGGAATTACATTATATACTCCAAACTTTTCTGAAATTTCTAGTTTTAAGAAGAAATCACCATACTTACACATCTGGCGAATCCAGCTCCATAAGTTAAACTCAATATTTAATACATCGTAGAATAAGTTATATAGGATTTTTTGAATATCATCATCCGAAGAACGGATAGATAATACCTCACCCATATCATTTTTTAATGTGGATTCATCAGCTATAATATCTAAGGCAGAAGCTACAATAGCATCTGTATCCATAGCATCGTAATCTGAATATAATTGGGTTCTTAGGTACTGGTAGTTTAAGTTAAAGTTAGCACCGTAAAGTGAGGTTGATGCCGGGTTTTGATAGATGCCTTTAAAGCGGTTTACTAGCGCGTTAGTTTCGTATTCACCGGATGTTTGAATGCGGTCGGCATCAATTATTTTTAATTGATCGCCCCCTTGATTTCTAATGACTACGTCAGTAGAAAATAATCTTTGTAATCTTGAAAAGAGTGAAGTATCTGCCATGATATCTACTTATATCGTATAAATATGTTAAAGAAGCCAACTAATATCCTCTTGCTGACCACCACCAATATCTTGCTTATATGGGTTTTGAGCATTAGAGCTATTAATGTTGTATACTCCTTGATAATTTGTTTTCCGTGTTGTTATATTATTAAGTGCTGCTTTTGTTAAGTCAACCCCTTGCTGTCTAAATTTAAAAGCCGTATCACGCATAAACATAGCAATAGAGAATGACATAACCAAATCGTCATTGTATCCTTGTTGTGCTTCTGCTCTACCATTTTTCCAAATAAACACTTTCATTTCGCTTAGTAATCTACTGGATTGTATTGTAACTCCTTTATCGCTAATGTATTCTTGAAATTTACCTATAGCCATAGGTCTTGTTCTTGAAGACATTGTAAACCCAGCAGTCATTTTACTCGTATCCATATATTGGTCAAAATACGAATCAGCTGTTATATTTCCACTTTTAGGTGAATAATAAAGATTAGGATAATTTTGATCGATTAATACTTGTAAAGTAGCCCAACCAATATTAGCATTCTCTACCACCATTAAAGCATTATTGTATTCTATTCCTATACGGTAAAGTAGTTGACCATATTCTTTAGTACCTATTTGCCCTTTATATTCAGCTACTTGAACATTATTTTCAACATCTATAATATGGAAGGCAGAATAATCTTTCCCGTCACCACGAGCAACATCAGCTACCACCATATATGATCTAGAATAATCAGCTGGTTCCCAGATCCATAAGTTTTGGTCTACACCTCTTCTTTCTAATGGTTCCTTAACATAAGTGCTAGCATAAAAATCTATATATTCAGGGTAAAATACAATATCACCTGAAGTGCTAAAATCACAGTCACACTCTTGTGCTGCCATTCTAGGATCACCTAGTAATTCATCCTGTCTATCCCTCCATGTTTGGTCACGTTCAGGGTGTACAAACCATGGTAATTTAATAGGTAAAAAATCGTTTTCACCTTCTTCTGCTCTAACCCATGTTTGGTGAAACCAATTACCAGTACCATAAGGAGTACTTAATGCAATACACCCACCACCAGTAGCTAGGGTTTGTTGGGCTGAAGCCCAAATTTCTCCAATTTGTTCAATAAAAGCTGCCTCATCAATTAATAGCAAGGAAACGGCTTCTGATCTACCGGCATCACTTGAAGCCGAAGTTGCTTTAATTTGGGAACCATTTAAAAGACGAAGTGTTAACTTGTTATCCTCCATAGCATCAATCTTAAGCCATGATGGTAAATTATGGTACATAAATTTAACCTTCGTTACCATATTCTTAGCTGTATCCTGCTTAGTTGCAATACAAAGGATATTTTTATCTTTATGAAATAACATCATCCATAAAGAATAACCTGCTGCTAGAGTAGAAATACCTAACTGTCTAGATTTTAAAATAATAGAATAGGGGTTGTCTTGTACTAACCTAAGTACTTTTTCTTGGAATGGGTATAAATGAAATTGAATACGCCCACGTTGTGGGTGTTGAATAAAGCAATATTTTTTCATAAAGTGAACCGGATCTTGGGCACACTTTAGGTATTCTTGTCTTATTACTTTTTTTAAGTCTTGACTCATTTACCTATTTTCCAGTATAGGCGGCCTGATATTATTGGGAAGAAATCTTTATCTACTCCTAAACCAAAACCGTATACATTTCTTTTTTTATTAACGTACATTAATTCACCGCTAACATAATTTATTGGTGATTCATTTTGTACGGGGTTTATCATTCCACCTACCGCAACGCCCCAAAATAACTCGCGTTTGTAGAGGTAAGTAGTATTAGTAATTGTAGTTGTTGGGATGAATA